GTCTTTGGCAGGAGGATGCCAATGGAGCTATTATGTTGCCTCCTTGTGCTGTTGCTGCTCTGCCTTTTAGATATTGGAATGGCTCTATGAAATTTCGATTTCAGATTGTTTGTTCTACGTTCCATAAAGGAAGGCTTGAGATTAGGTATGATCCTGGGCATGTCGATCCGTCGACCTCATCTGAGTATAACATCAATTACATTGAAATGATTGATATTGCGGAGACTCAAGATTTTACCATTGAAGTGACCAATTCTCAACCTTATTCTTTGTTGAGGCATTTGGATCCAGGTTTGGATTCAGCAACTGAAGGATATTCCACTGTAAATTATGGCTCTAGTTTGAGAGGATTGTGTAACGGAGTGATTTCAGTTCGTGTACTGAATGAGCTCACAATCCCCAATAGTGCCATTAACAATGATATTTCTATAAATGTGTTTGTGTCCGCTGGAGATGATTTTGAGGTCTTTGTGCCCGAAGATAATTTTCAGAAATTTGTGTTTTTTCCTTCGCAATCAGGAACTGAGGTCATCCCAGAATCTCAGAATACTTCTGAACCATCTGCTCCACAACAAGCTGAATCCGACCATATGGGCGCTGATCTTCAGTATTCGTCAGAATTGAACATGGTTTTTGCAGGTGAGTCCATTTTGTCTTTTCGTCCTTTGTTGAAAAGATACAATTTATGGCGCAGAGAGAGAAATTCTCTGCTTGGTAATCAAGATTTCCGCAAGATTACTAGACAACGTTTAGCTTTCCCCTTTTATCGCAAAGGAGCAGCCACTGATTTTATTGAGGCTAGCGATTCGGGGGGCTATAATTTTTGTAACACAGTTTTGCTGCATTGGGTGACAGCATGTTTTTCTGGTTACAGAGGGTCCATCAGGTACAAGTATTTGTATACTAAAAGTGCTGGATGCTCTGGCCCAGAAGCCAAGTGTTGCGATGATATTGGTTCTCGTGTTTACGTTGAGAGATTGGATCCTCTCACGTCTAGTAATCCCGCTTATTTCAATGCTGATTCGCTTATGGTTACGGATCCAGCGT